AAAAACGGCCCCCTCTATTCTCTATTCCACAGACCGAATGAACACCTCAGCCGATATGATATGTGGAAGGAGACCGCCGCCTGGTGGTTCATGGAGGGAGAAGCGTTTTGGTGGTTCGGCCCGGATTATTCAGGCGGGCTGCCGAAACAACTGTACATTCTTAACCCCCGAAAACTCCAACTTGAGGGAGAGGGGTTGGATGTGCAAGGAAATTTCTTAAACAAAAAACGGCGCTGGTTTTATAATACGGGAGCCGAATTAGTACCAATCTTTTCTGACGAGCTGATCCACTTCAAGGATTGGAACCCGTGGAATCCTCTGCGGGGCGTTAATCCGCTTGTTTCTTTAGCACTTGAAATAGAACAGGATTATTTCGCAAATAAAGCAAACTCTACCCTTCTTAAAAATAACGCCATTCCCCAAGGGCTTCTGAAAACTGACCAGACACTTAGACCCGAAGAAGCTGACGCAATAGAACGGCGGTGGGAAAGTAAATACGGGCAGGTAAAGGCGGGGCGGAAAATTGCCGTGCTTGGCAAGGGAACAAGTTTTGAAGCTCTTTCGTTTAATCCTGATGTAGTAAAACTTTTTGAATTGAAACGCTGGAACCTTTATACCATTCTTGCGAAGTTTGGAATACCACCGAGAGTAGCAAATATATCTGACAGATCCACAGCCCTTAGCGGCAAAGATACTAAAGAGCAACATTCCGCATTTTGGCAATATACCCTCATCCCCATTTTACGCCAATTAGAACAAATCCTAGAGGCTCAATTTTTCATACGCTTTAACCTGAAAGAGTCTGGAAGGTTTGACCTTTGGGATATTCCTGAACTGCAAGAAAATGAGGATGCACAAAGTAAAAGGGATATTGCGGAAATAAACGCCGGGATTAAAACCATAAACGACGTACTCCGGGAGCGTGGCAAGGAACCGAAACCCTGGGGCGATGTATGGTACAGGCCGAAATCTTTAACTTCCTGTGATTGCAATAAGCACAAAGAGGACGGTGCTTAATGACAGGGGGTACTCTTATCGTTAGCCGTGCAGTTAAACTTTTCCCCTATATAAAAAAGTTTTATGAAGGCTTGGGGTTTAAGGGTGTAACTGTTACGGATACCGAGAAAGATGGCCTAAATATGCTGATAGATGAATTAAACCCCCGGCTTCTGATAATGGACAGTAGGTTTTATGAGGCCGGCACACCTTTTATGCTTGGCGAAATTCTAAAACTATTTCCTAACCAGTATACGGCGGTTGTGTCGGGAGATAATTACCCATTGAGCAAAGCAATATATTTTATCTGGCATGGCGTAAATAATTATGTGAACCTTTGGGACGGCTCTGAAGAATTCAAAAAAGGTTTGTGCTGTGTCCGGGACAAAAAAGAATATATCTCACACGGATTACAAAAATATATGGAAACTGCTGATGAAGAACCAGATATAAATAAAAAAATCACCATGAAACAAATGGACTGTCTAATTATGTTATGTTGCGGGTTTAGAGTTAAACAAATAGGTAAAACCCTTCATATAACAAAAAGCACGGTAGAAAATTATCTTAACGCTCTTTATGACATTTTCCATGTTAGCAACGGCCATGAGATGGTCTCGCTTGCATGGAAATTAGACTTGGTTACAAAAGATGATATGAAATTTTATGACGATAGGGCAATTAAATTCCCTCTGCCCGCCTGGGCGGAGAGGAGAAGAAATCTAAACAGGAGATTGACGGCATGATTGTAAGAACTAAAAGCGGTAATTTTCGGGCTGGTAATGCCTCGGCATTGATGGAATTTCTAGGGCTTGTTAAGGAAGCGGGGAGCGTTCAACAGGTAAAAGAAGATGTTGAACTAATCGCCTGTATTCCATTTCGCCTTACTGCGGACATAGAAACGGGACAGGGCTTCCCCTGGACGTTAAGCACCTTTGACCTTGACCGTTTCGGGGAGAGGATTGACCCCCGGGGCTGGGACTTCAAGAGGTTTATGGAAAACCCGGTTGTAGAGTGGGCTCACCGATACGATATTCCGGCTATCGGGAAAATTGAAAATCTGTCCATTGATAATGAGGGCTTGCATGGGATTGTCTACTTCAACGATAAATCTTTTGACCCTTTCGCATGGTCGATTGAACAGAGGATTAAGGCGGGGAGTATCAGGGCGGGTTCTGTGGGGTTTCGGGTAAAAGAAATAGAAATACCTGCGGCGGCGGATAGCAAGGACGGCACTTCATTGATTTTCCGCAAGCAGGAACTTTTAGAGTTTTCGATTTGCAATGTTCCGGCTAATCCGTTTGCGCTGGCTAAAAACATTGAAGCTGTAAAAACGGAAACAACGAAGGAATTAAACCGCCCTGCTTTTTGGGGCGGGTTAATAAATAATTTATAGGAGCGTAGACTATGGGAAAAGAAGAAGTTGCGGCTATCAAAAAACAGTTAGCCGACATGAAGAAAATAGAGCAGTCCGGGTTTACGAATACGGAAACGGCAACAGCCTATTTTCACGAAAAGGAAGTTATCCTTGAAGGGATAGTCAAAGCTATTGAGACTATCTCTATTCAGGAAACTGGCGCATTGGCAAGCCAAAACGCCGAAACGGAAGCCCTTAAATGCACCGTAAAATCATTGCGGGAAGAAATTAAGGGACAAGCGGCGGCCCCCAAGGAATTATCCCGGCGGGAACTGCTTTACAATCTTGGTAAGGGGATAACGGCGGCTTGGGCTGGAAACCATAAGACGCTAGCGGATTTGGCTTTCTGCCCTAATCTAAAAGCTGATAATTGGACTAACCCCCGTGATGTCTCATGGAGTGATAAGGGCTGGAATGTTGCGAAAGCTCCCCTCGGCGAACCGATGGGTAACATGGCAACGAATGACCAGTATCTAATCAATCCGATTTACGAAACTGAAATCATGCAGGATGCAGCCAAAAAAAGTGTGATGATGAACTTAGTGCGTCATCGGCCTATGCTTGGGCCTTCTGTGTTCTTGCCTACCAGAGACAGGGGCGGAGTTGAGCTTCATTGGCTTACAGCATACGGACAGCAGATTAAGAGTTCAAAGCCGAAGGGTGCGGAACGTGTCGAGTTAAAAGCCTATACGTTGGCTGGTTATATCCCCTGGTTTGATGAATTCGAGGAAGATGTTTACGTTGATTTGGGCAGTATGTTTATTGATGAGTTTATTGAAGTCTACGGGCAAGAATTTGACCGTCAATGTCTGCTTGCCGATAACGACCCTTTCACCGGGGCTATGGCGGCGGACGGTTCTGTCAAGGTTGAAATTCAAGGGGCAAATATCAACGCCCTGACCTGGAAAGACTTTAGGGACGCTGTGTATAAAGTGCCCGCCGAAGAACGAAAAGACTGTTGCTGGTTCCTAAATGAAACTGTACTTAATCACATTGCGAACATCGAGGACACTACAGGCCGCCCGATTTGGCGGCGGCCTACTGAAGCTATGCCGGGACGGTTGGACCTTTACCCTTATCACGAAGTTTCTATACTTCCGCAAATTGCAGACATTAAGGCCAACGAACCTTTTGCGGTGTTTATGAATCCCCGGAGAATTCAGCACGGTAACAGGAAGGGCATTGAAATCAAGAAGTTTGACGCTACGACTGAAAGCATGGAGTATGGGGAGATTTTTCTCCGATTCCGCAAGCGAGACGGTTTTCTTGTTACAAGGCCGAAGGGGAATATCGTCATCCTTAAAACAAAGTAGAAGAAATGACATTGGGAAGTCTGTTTGACGGTATCGGCGGCTTCCCTTTGTCCGCTGTTAAGGTGGGTATCAACCCGGTATGGGCAAGCGAAATCGAGGCAGCCCCTATCAGCATAACGAAACGGCATTTTCCTAATATGCTGCACTTAGGGGATATAACTAAAATCAATGGGTCGGACATTGAGCCTGTTGATATTATTACATTTGGTTCGCCCTGCCAGGATTTGAGCATATCGGGTTACAGGGCGGGGCTTGACGGCGAACGGTCGGGGCTGTTCATGGAAGCCATACGAGTTATCAAGGAAATGAGAGTTGCAACTAACGGAACCTATCCAGCAAGAATTGTTTGGGAAAATGTCCCCGGAGCCTTTAGCACAAACAGGGGCAGGGATTTCCAGACGGTCATTCAAGAGATTGCGAAGATTGCCGAGGCGGGAGTTTCAATTCCTAGACCTCCGAAAAAATCCGGGTGGCTGGCTGCTGGCGGCATCATGGGAGATAGCTGTTCGCTGGCCTGGCGTGTCCTTGACGCTCAATACTGGGGAGTGCCCAAGCGCCGCCGTCGTATCTTCCTTGTCGCAGATTTTGGAAGCAGGAACGCGGGGCAAGGGATAATCAAGCGGGCGAAAATGCGGGGGAAGCCGTTGCCGGAACTGCTGATAAGGGCGTTAAACAACATAGCCAATTCACTGTAGATGTTGGCCATTCCACTGACAGAATACAAGTCAACCCGGAATTGGCGGTAACGCTGCGGGCACATGGCGGAGGCAGCGGGGCGAAGACAGGACTTTATTTTTTGCCTTTAACTAATAGCATAGTCGATAACACTATTGAGCGTACTGAAAAAACAAGTAGAAATGATACAGGAGTCAGGGCAACCGCATTATAAAGGAGCTAAAGAAAAAGAAGGAGCTGACGAAAGGAAAGAGCAGGAGGGGACTCATGGATATACGAGCCAATCTTGCTATCAT